TCGACGGTTTGTCCCTCGTAAGACACCAATCCACGTAGCTGCCGAAACAGATTAATTGAATCGTACTGGGCCTTCTTTGATTTCGGCCAATCCGCCATGTCCTTAGTCAGGGGCTTACCGCAACGTATTGTGCCTAGCTCATCCCGAGGCTCCATATTTAAAAACGGTATCATTATCGTTTTGTTACGGGGCCGCATCTGCTCTTCATCAAAATCTATCCACTGATATAACTGAGACAAAACCCTGACCCGCACACTCTTAGCGTACACGGGTTCGCCCAGCCCCTTCACATAAAATTCACCCATGTGTTTCTTAATATCATTACCGGATTCATCTTTTCTCTGAGAGCTGATCTTCAGTTCCGGTAATCTATTATTAGGCTGGGAATTTTGTTTTAGCGGCCTGTCGCTGGTTCCCATCATGGATCTCATTTGATCCATACTCATATCGGTGTGATACATTAACTCGCCCATTCGGGTCTCCTTTTTAGTTAGTGCTTAACTATACGTTAGCTAAGTGCATCAGTCAACACTGATCTCTTTTATTTCCATCCAATTTGGTCCAATTGCGATTTCAATATCGAGAGGGAGAATTGTATCGTAATTAAAGCGCTCCTTCATTTCATCTGCCACACCGACCATAGCCCATTTTAAGGCTGCCTTAACTTGCGGCAGCTCTTCTTTAACCACGTCACAGACGATTGAATCGTGCACACTCAGTATGATTTTTGATTTAAGGTCTCGTTCTTTGAAGGCCCGTAGTGCTCGGATACACGCCAAAGGCACGGCATCCGCCGTGGCAAATGATTGGCACGGATAATTAACCAATTGAGTATGATTAGACACCCGACCGCTCCGCAGCCGTTTAGCATTAGGGAAAGCAAACTGCCGACCGCTAGGGGTTTGTATATAACCCTTCTCCAGCACCTCATCAGCCAAGGCACTGTGCCACTTAGCCAAGCCCTTATAAATATCAAAATAGGAATCAAAGTATTGTCGTAAGTGCGGCTCTAAACCTTTTCCCATCCCGCCATAAAGGGGCTGGAACGTCATAGCCTTCGCCGCACCTCTCTCGTCTTTGGTTACTTCACTAGCAGGCTTTTGATGAATTATTGAGGCCGTTTGACTATGAACGTCTTTGCCATTTAAAACGTCTTCGATGATCTGGGGATCTCGACTAAGCTCTCCCGCCACCCGAAATTCAAGGCCACTAAAGTCGGCTTCGCAAATAAAATTTTCTGGACCAAACCGGCTGACAATAGCTCGGCGCACCTCAAACTTATTACCCTTGGGTAAATTTTGGAAGTTAGGATTGGTGGAAGACAAACGACCCGTGGCCGTAGTGGTCTGATTAAAACTTGAATGGAGTAAACCAGTGTCTCGGCAATAGGTTTGAATGCCCTTGATAAAGCTATCCAAGTACGTGCTGACTGCATTAAGGCGAGTCATCTTGCTAAGAAACTTCACCGCCTGCAGATTATCTTTGTTACGAGCTTGGAGGAGCAGCTTTTTAATTGTCTCCTTGTTCGTCTTAAATCCGTTGATGGACACGTAGGACGAATCTACCGGGGATAGCTTGAGTCCAGCTACTTTATTAGTAGGCACGTAGAGAGCACCTTCTCCGGTACAGACCGGGCACACGTTTGTTTGTTTGAATGGCGTACCATCCTTCTTAATTTTCCGAATGCGGCCAGATCCACTACATTCAGTGCAGCAATGCGCTACAGTCCGATACACCTTTTGAGTAGTCTCTCGAACGTAACGGGCAAACTTACTATCACTCATAGGATACATCATCTTAGGCTTGCCTCGAGCATCTAGGCCTATGTTCCATTTCTCCACATATTGTTTTCGATCTCTAACTTGTCGGGAGTACACCACTTTGGTCATGTCGGCCCCGCTATTTAAGTTTATAGGCGTGTCGCCCATAACCTCTTCAACGATCCTCGATAGATCATTCTCCAGTTGGGCTTTCTCAGTCTTAAACTTGACCTCGACCTCTGATAAAACTTGCCTATCTATCTTGATGCCATTGGTTTCGATCTCGACGAGAAACATCAGCATTTCGTTCATCAAATCAAAAATAGGCTTCAGAGGTTTATTCTTCGGCAGCTCCAGCTCGGCCACTTGCTGCAGGTATATTTCGTAAGTCGATTGAACGTCAGCGATTGCGTACTCCTCAACGATGTGCAGGGGCATCCGATCAAACCCGGTGCCGTCTTTAAACATCTGAGACACCAGCTCACTCTTTTTTCGAGTTACGCCCCGCTTCTCAGCCACCTTTTCTAGACTAAACTTTTCTTGGATCTGACCTCGAGCGTAAATATACTGTGCTATCGTGGTACAGAATACTTTAGGCGGGATGGTAAAACCCATCTGGGTTAGCCACAGGATATCGAATTTGGCATTGTGGCAGACAATCACATCAGCCCAATCCAGCGCCTCAACAAGAGGGGTAGGATCGTCCGGTACAACATTTTCAGCGTGGTAAAATACCAAACCTTGAACCGGCTCATCATTCTTTTTAAACCACATGCCTACGCACTTGTTGTCTGGGTTCATTGGGCTGTTGTCGTGCTTATCGCCCAACTTACGTGTGGTGGTTTCGCCATCGAGGGTAAGTACATTAAGCGACATAGCGGTTAACCTCCGTTTGAAGTTGAACTGCTTCGGTGCCGTGCCAACCGTTTAACTTATTCTTGGAAATGCTAAGATACCGGGTATTATCATCAGGATCATCGTAGGCCCCAATGCCGCAGATCAAATCAGCTTCCGAGGCCTTACCAATTTTGGAGTTCTCCATCATAGTAAAGGGCAGGATAGTTCTGTTATGGGCTTCGGCGCTGGCTTGGCTAACCCCCAACCACATACAATTATAAGTCTTGGCGGTTTCACGCAGCCGAACGTACAAGGCTCTCAAGCGCTCGTGGCCTGCATTAAAATTGCCGGGTATAACGATCTTGTCGGCTACATCGACAATTACAACGTCTGGCTCAAATCGTTTTATGCAGGCCTCTATCGTATTCAGGTCCAGACCTTGGGCATCTATAAACTCTACTTGGTCTTCGATCTCAGCAAACTTAGTTTGTACCTCGACGCCTCTGCCCTCCGCTATCTGTCGGGCGCTTATTCCGGTATAGGCAATCATGGCACGTAGTCGGGTGCGAGCCACTACCTCCTCATTACCCACGATCATGCACTTAGCTCCTTGGCTTACAAAGCCGCCGGGTGCAAAGCATAGGCTGATGCCAAAGGCAGATTTACCCACATTCGATAAGGCGAACACCACCATAAACTCGCCCGGACCAATGCCATAAACATGCCGAGATAATGTGGGGATATTAAACTGCCAACGGTTGGCGTCACTCGCCGTGGCCATTAATTCATCGATAGTTAAGCGGCAGGGTTGGGGCAAGTCATCCGGTTCAAAGTCCTCATCGATCTTACTGATCAGGTTTTTAACTTCTTCAAGGGCTTCGAATCGACCCTCTGAAATAGATATGCCGTGGTTAGCTATCTTTAGGCCTTCTGTCTTTCGGTACAGATCAAGCAATATATCCGAAGCTACTTCATTAGATATATCTGATGATTGAGAAATACGTTCAATCAAATCTGCAACAACCTCTTTCTCAGCCCGAGTGGCGACCGGGTGTTGCTGCTCGTACAGAAGGTTTAATTCGTTTGAACACAAGTCGTGATCATACCGATCATGGGCTTCTGTGATTACATTGTAGAGGTCTCGTACTTCATCTTCGAATAGAGACGCCTTGAGTCTGGTCTTGTTCTGCTCGTAAAAGTCCTTGCGTAGAAGGCTTTTAATAATTGAGTGGTCCATTTAGCACCTTGTTAGTTGATTGTTAGGTGCGTTTGGATAGCATGGCTTATAAAATAAAAAAAGCCCCGGAATGACCGAGGCTCTTAATTAAATTATAAACTACTGATTAAGTTTAATTATTTCTAAACTTCATCTTTGATATGTTAGGCGGGGTATCTCCCCGGCGCTCTGTGATTTTCATCTGCGAATTAACCACGGTAGGGTTACCTTTGATCAACTCTTCTAACATTGCCTCTATCTTCTCCTGCTCGGCTGCGGCTTGTTTATAGCCACCCTCGTCGAACAGATAATCTATAACTAATATTGCTCTTGCTTTCATTGTGCCATTCCCTTCACTTTAACGTCTGTACTGGCCTCGTAGACGAATACTTGTTTACGCAGAATATCGACTGCGGCTCTAGGTTAAATTTTTAATATGGTCAAGACAAAGCTGGGGGTGCTGTTGGAGGAAATTTCCATTTCATATATCTACAGGCTGTTTTAAAAATTATAGCAGATAATATTTTGCTATTTATGCGTAAATGTTTTCTGTAGTGCGCTCCGTAAGCCTTTAAAAGATAAGACCCAGTAAAAGAGTGGGCTACCAAATTTTCAAAGTGTCTATTGTTCAGGGTTAACAACTTTATTAATCTCCGTAACACTCATCCATTTGAGGTCATCTCTAGTTAGTTTTGCGGTAGCAGTTGTATACTGCGCCATCTTCTTAGCTATACTTAATGCTTTAGAAGATGCATCCTTGTCAAGAATAATTGTTACACGATTAAATTCAGTAAGTTTAGATTTAATAAGTGGCGTTAGTTGTGTACCTAAAAGTGCTATACCTGTCACTCCAATTCTAGATACACTACAGGCTGATGCCGCATCCTCCACTACTACGGCATGAGAATTATCACCGACAACTATGCCTCCAGACGTGTCGCCGTAACTCCACCATTTAGGATTTCGTTTATCTAAAGCCCTTCCCACGGCCCCGGTTTTATCCTTGTTAAAGAACAATACCCTATTATCAGAGGGTGAGTATTTGATGTGTACTAAACCATCTTTATACGCTCCTAATGAGTTAACTGATTTTAGATATTCAACTGCATCAGGATGGCTATACACAGAGGACAGTATAGACGGTATAGAGTTTATCTTACGAGGCAGGGCAATCTCAGACCTAGACAACCGTGATTTTAATTCTGATTGATTACGCTCAGTGTTAAAGGCCCCTCGAGCATCACAACTGGCTCTGTAGCAGTTCCAGACAATACGACCATCTATTCTGGCTATACTAAACTTCTTCTTAGTATCACCACAGAACGGACAGTTTAGACTACGGCGTTCATTAGCCCGTAGACTGATTCCTTTAACCATTTGTATCTGTTCGTTACGACTATGCATAAGTCCTACCAGTATGGGGTACGCTCGGGGCCCGAGGCCCCTCGCTTATACACTGAATAAATCATTTGTCTAGTGCTAATTACAACACTTAGTTATCGGTTTACTGGGACTTCACCCCGGTAATTACTTGATATATATAGATAGTCTACAACCCTGAAGGTCGTAGGTTCAAATCCTACTCCCGCAACCAAATCCCTTATTTTATTGGGTTAAAAGCGCTAAACTTGACTTGTCTGGGTTTTACTTGTCTTTTTGAACCTACCAGACCAATTATTTCTCACAGAATCACGACAAGTATTTTGGTGCTTCCCCGCATGTACTAATTCACGAGCCCACGAGTGGCTTATTTGGTGGTACCGAGCAGCTTCGGCCACGCTAGAAAAGTCCCGCCCAAATAATCTGCATTGTATTCCCGGCTTCACCACGGTGGTTCTCCGTTCTCATCTAGCTCTACGGCTTTATATTCTCGATTAGGTACCGACGAACTGTGTCGAGGCTTCTTTTCTATGACGCCGAGTCTGTTCAACTCAGCTTCCATATAAATTGGAACTACACTCACGATGAGATCGAGAAGACGCTCAGTCATGTTCGAGCAGGGCTTACCCGTCAATTTGGTAACTTCTGCTTCAAACAACTTCCGAGCGTCATTCACATTAGCCATTCGAGAACCTTTTTCGCATAGCCCGGGAGGCTGTTTTCTGAGTAGGATTCACGTACACTCTAAGCATGTCTCGTGAGGTGTGTCCGGTTACCGAGGCTATCTCGTCTTCAGTGCAACCAAATTCGGCTAGTAAGGTGGCACCAGAGCGCCTAGCATCTCGTATTTGTAGCTCTTTGTTAAGTCCAGCTTGGGCCCGTACTCGAGCCGCAATCTTGGCATACATCCGCTTATCGTACGGACGCCCAGTAGCTTCGTACGTTATAATAGTATCGTCGTCATCACCTCGAGGGATCTCTGATAATCGTGAGATCAGACGTTCAGAAGCGTCTAATACAATTGGGTGAGGGTTCTTACGGCGGGGCTTTT